GTCTCCGGGTGCCGCAGGAGTGCCTAATCTGAGCTGGATAGAGGGTGTGAAGCCCTACCCTGGCAGGTCAAGGCTGGCCGATCTGGAATTGGGGTTTACACACGTAAACAGAAAACCCATGTGCCCTCCACCAAAGGTTATTGGTAGGTCCTTCGGGGCCGAGTGACATTAACACTATAACATGCTCCGCTGAGCCAGGGTGTTGCAAACAGCGTCATCAAACCAACCAAGGTCTTCGGGCCGACGCAGTGGCGGTCTGGTACTCCGCTCCTCCGGCTGGGGTCAGTCGGCACTTCCGCGTGGGTGTATTGCACGCGGCCGCAGAGATCCACGGTTGATACCTTGCGTCTAACTAAAGTCGCCGTGGGGGTTCGCTTGCCCTGCAAGCTTTTCAGCAGTGATGTACAACCTCTTACACTTCATTTTTGACGTGGGAGTGGCGGGCTGGTTGTTCCCTGCTTGGTTCGGTGCGTTTGCATGGGGTGCCTTTGTCTTGCGGCTCTTTTGGGAGTCTGCCGGCTGGTACCTTGTGGGGGTCATTCCCTTCGCCGTTGCCGGTGCCTCCGTCATTTTTGCGTGGTCTTGGCAGTCGTTCGCTCGCGTCTGGAAGGTTCCTTACCTTCTGGGCGGCGGTTCCGTGAATGTGGCTGCTGCCTTGCTTGGTGCCGTTGGAGGTGGCTGGTGGTGGGGAGGGGCTTTGGCTCTGGGGCTGCTGCCTCGCTTGTTCTTTTGGATGGGCGTGTCGGCAGGGCTCCCGGCGAGCTGGGTCGGGTTCGGGGCTGCGGCTGTCGCGCTTCTCGCGGGCACCTGCTTGTTCACGCTGCTCATCATTGTACGCACGGTACCTCATCTTTTCCGTGCGTGCTCGCTACTCTTGAAGACCATTGCCCGGTGGCTGGCATTGCTCTTCCTTTACTCGTTCTGGGTCTTCTTTGGACTTCTTTGGCCTGCTGATGGCCGGTCCACTTTCTGGAGACTCTTGCCACTGCCTCTTTTGTTTGGGCAAGAGGCACCACAGCGTGCGAGGGCGTTGCACGACAGGGTCGACGTGTGCGGACAGCACGTCGATTCAGCCCATCCATTAGGCTTGAATGAGTTTTCTCATTCACGTCTAGGTGCTGTTTACAGCGCCAGACCTCGGAGGCGTGCCCGTTGGGTGCGCTCGCTCGAGGGGTTGTTAGGCGGGGCCCCTGGCTCCGTTGGACGCTTTGTTCGGGGTCGGTGGACACCAGACCTCACTTCGGACTCAGTTTCCATCGGGGCTAACCACGTGTTAGCACACCTCTCTGACGGGGTAAAGATCCGCGGTGGCGGGTCTGTCCTGACCAAGACAATGGGGGAAGACGGGCGATTGGAGCGGCAGGCTTATATCGTCGTCGACCTTTCTGATGGGACTCGGGAGGTGGTTTTCCCCGAGCTGTTGTCTAGGTTAGCCTCCTATTGCGTCCTTAGGGATCGTAATGCGGTGCTTGTTTCCGCTCTGCGCCTTAGGGCGCTGGAGTGGTGCAAGTCACGGGGCCTCACGGCCTCCGTGACGTGGTGCGCCTTGCCTGGCGCACTGCGTTTCGCGTGGGAGGTGTCGCCTGCTGAGCGTAGGCTCAGGGCGGCACTTTCCGGAGGGCCAAGCAAGGAGTCGTGGTGGTCGTCTGCTTAGGACGGACCGGTCGCTTCGTTTGGCCGTTGTGCGCGGGTGCCTGATGGGCCTGTGTGCGACGGCGCGTCCCTTGACGTAAAACGGGTCGACTGGTCTTGCGACCATTCACGAAGGCAGATGTGGGTGGCGTGGCGCTCGGGACTGGAAGGCACTTGGGTCCCCGGTGTGCACGCTAGCTGTGGTAGATGCGAGGTCGCTGCTCTTCTGATGCGGTCTCTTGCTCCTTTGCCGGTGCCGGCTGACGCGCCCTTGCGGGGCGGTCCCCTCTGGGTCTTTCGGGATCTGGCTCGGATCGCTGGGCGCTATGGCGGCACGAGATGGAGCCTCCTGGAAACGGCGGAATCTTATACCGGTTCTCTCCGCCGTAGATACGTCGAAGCTGAACGCTCTCTGAGGGAAGACGGTCCGTTGCGCTCGTCGGACTCCTTCCTTAGGGCGTTCTTGAAGGCTGAGAAGTTGCCTTCCACGAAGGACTGCAAGCCTAGGTTGATCTTTCCCAGGTCACCTAGGTTCAACCTCGTGGTGGCGTCTTGGCTGAAACCTTTCGAGCACTGGCTGTGGGGTTTTCTCACGGCCAGGAGGCTATTCGGCGGTTCGAATACCAGGGTGTCTGCCAAGGGTCTGAACCCTCGCAAGCGCGCCAACCTCATTCTTCGAAAGTTGAATGGGCTCTCGGACGGCGTTTGTTTCGAGGTTGACGGAAAGGCGTTCGAAGCTCACGTCACTAGTGGGCAGGTGGATGCAGAAAACCGCGTCTACACCTCGGCGTATCCTCGTGATACGTCGCTGGCGCGTGTGCTGGCACGTCAGCTCTTTAGGGGCGTGACAGTACATGGTGCAAAGTTCTCCCGACCGGGTGGAAGGGCCAGCGGGGATTTCAACACGGGTATGGGTAACACGCTCATCATGCTTGCGGTGGTTGTGGGGGTGTTGAAATCCTACGGATGCAAGTTTGACGTACTTGCAGACGGTGACAATGCGCTGATCTTCTTGGAGCGTGGTTCGCTCGGTCGGGTGGTCGCGGACTTTGCGCTACGTGTTCTGCATACATCTGGTCATGAGTTGACGCTAGAACGACCAGTTTCGTACATGGAGGGCGTCCGTTTCGGGCGTTCTGCCCCGGTATTCCTTGGCCCTGGTTTGGGCTGGACCATGGTCAGGGAACCGGAGTCGGTTTTGTCGGGTGCCTATGCTTCCCATAGGTGGCTGAGGGAACCGGTCTTTGGCAGGCGGTGGGTTGCTGGTGTGGCACGTTGCGAGCTTTCTTTAGCTCGCGGGGTGCCTGTGCTACAATCCGCTGCACTCTCTGTCCTCGAGCAGACGGCGGGCGAGAAGGATGTGCATGAGGCCGCACTGGCCGACTACTTTGTTGTCGGCGCGTGGCTTGCTAGGGCTGAGGATGCCATCACTCCTACCGTTGAGTGTAGGAGCAGTTTCGAGCGAGCCTTTGGATGGTCAGTCGAAAGGCAGTTGCATGCGGAGGGACACTTCTCCACCGTCTTAGTCGGGTCGCCCGACTCGGTGGTCGAGTTGCCGCAGCACAGTGAAAGGTTCGGAGCTGGCCCCGGGCTCTATGAGTCTTGGGCTGATGCCCATGTC